GGGCCGCACCACGCCTTCTTCCACGCGCGGTTCGCCCCCTGGATCAACCGGAAGCCGGAGTACCTGGACAAGGTCCGCCGCGGGGCCGCCATGCTGGCGGAGCCGGGGGAGGTGCTGTGGGTGAAGAAGGAGGAGAAGTCGGACGTCGAGCTGTACTTCCGTACCCCAGAAGAGGGGTGCCTCTCCAGAACCTACATGCCTGCGAGCATGGAGGACACCCCCCAGTTTGACCACGAGCAGTACAAGAAGAGCCTGGCCGCGCTGGACGTGGTCACGCGCGCCCGGCTATCGGGCGACTGGGACATCGAGCCGGAGTCGGGGAAGTTTTTCAACCGCGGATGGTTCCCTAAGATCTCGCGGTCCGAATTTATGGAGAAGGGCTACAACGTAGGCCAGACCGTGTCCAAGTGGGACTTCGCCTGGACCAAGAAGAAGAAGTCGGACAACACCTGCAACCTCCATATGATCCAGCACGTTCTCCCAACTGGGAGCTGCATGTACATCATCGACCGCGTGATGATCCTCAAAACCACCCCAAACGAAGTCGAGCAGCAGCTCCTGAAGAAGGCGGCCGACGACAAGGTATCGGACAAGATCCCCACTAAGATCGTGATCCCGGAAGACCCATCCTCCGGTAAGTACACGGCCTTCTCCCTGGTGCGGCTCCTCGCTGGCTACAACGTAACGGTATTGAAGGAGGATGGTAATAAGAAGGCCCGCGCCATGGCTTGCGCAGCCGCCGCGGAGCGGCGGGAGATCTATCTGGTGGAAGATCCCGTGTGGAACGAGCCGTTCCTGAACGAGCTGCACAACTTCACCGGCAAGGACGGGGAGCCTGACGATCAGGTGGACTGTCTGTCGGGCGCCTACAACTTCATCACCATGGGGGAGCAGGAGGATCTCCTCGTGCCGAGCGACCTTCAGAAGATGGAGGACCGCTCTCGCAGTCATCCTCACACCGAGGAGGTGGTGAAGTATCCCGCCCGCGGCGCTTTCAAGCTGGACGAAATGATCGCGGAGATCCGCATCAAGAAGATGACGGACTGGGCCCCCTACGCCCCCCTGCTCTCCCCGGACATGCCGCGGCACTTGCACATCGAGCTGGGCCCCACTGGCCGGGCCGGGATGGTGATGGCCCACGTCAGCTCCTGGCGCCGGGTCGACAAGAAGGTCCAGGGCAGCTCCGGCGAGGAGTACGCCCCTATGATCGTGGTGGACTTTGCCCTGGCGTTCGAGGCGACTGGAATGCCCCTGCCCCTGTCGGAGCTGCGCGCTAACGCCTACATGCTGGGGGAGAAGGGGTATGGGATCAGCTCCATCTCCTTCTCACCTTCGCAGGAGCTGGAGGGCGTGCCTGCGGTAGGGCAGCACGGCTACCACGGCGTGGTGGTGGACGTCAACAAAGACGACGCCGCCGCCTACCGGCACTTGAGGGTCGCCATCAGCGAGGGGCGCGTCTCGTGTTACAACTACCCCCCGCTGCTGGAGGAGCTTGAATCGCTTCGGTGGAACATCCGTGGGCGCCTGGTTGAAGCCCCGCTTGGGCGCCGCGAAGTCGCCGATGCGCTGGCCGCAGTATCCCTTACTTTGGGGCAGATGAAGGTTGGTCACATCTCCATCTCTTCTCCGTCTCCCGATGGGAACCCGTTGCTTGAGTCACCCGTCCAGTTCGAGCCATTCATGATGGGTGAGGGGCGGTCGGACGAAGACGCCGAATGGCTGGCGTTCTGACACTGGCTGGCGCAAGCTGAGAATGGGGTCATAGTTCACCACATGGGTCTCATTCAAAAGGGCATCAACGCTGTCCGCGCCAGGATCCGCGGCGCCTTCGCTAACGACAAAGACGTGCAAGCCCACCGGCTGGCGCACGGCACCCGTGGATCCGTTGGTCCCACTGGGGCCGACATCCTGTACGGGTACGGCCAGGGGCAGAGCGCAGACTTCTTCCGGGCCAACCAGGACTTGTTGACTCGCCTGGCCGACTACGAGGAGATGGACGAGTACGGGGAGCTGAACGCCGCCCTGGACTTGTTCGCAGACGACACTGTCCAGCCCGACAGCGAGCGGAACCGGACCGTATGGGTGACGTCGGACAACAAGAGGATCGAGAACACCCTGAACGATCTGCTGTGGAAAACCCTCCGCTTTGACCGGGACGCCTGGTCCCTGGTCAGGACCCTATGCAAGACGGGAAACGAGTTCGAGGAGCCCCTTATTGACGAAACCGGCGTGGTGGGGATGCAGCCCCTGCCTGTCGCCACCATGCGCCGCGTCGAAGGGCACCGCGGGGACACCTACGGCTTCGTCCAGGACTTCAAGGGGACCGTGGGGTACACCAGGGAGGAGTTCTACGAGCTGCTCCGCCAGCGCAACACCCAGACCGGGGTGTTCGCGCGGCCGGGTGGGGACGAGTGGGACGATGAGGAAAATCTCGACGTGGTGATCCCGTTCGAGCCCTGGGAGATCGTCCATTTCCGCATCGGCGGGAGGACACGCCGCTCCCCCTACGGGCTCTCCATCCTGGAGGCCGCCCGGCCGATCTTCCGCCAACTCAAGATGCTGGAGGACGCGGCGCTCTTCTACCGCTTGGAGCGGTCCCCCGAGCGGCTGGTGTTCTACACCGATGTAGGCGACATGCCTCCGCCGATGGCGCGGGCGGAGATGAACCGCCTACGGCAGGAGCACCGCAAACGGCGCCTGATCGGGCCGGACGGCAAGCCGAACCTCAAGTTCGAGGCGATCGCGCAAGGGGAGAACATCTTCGTTCCGGTGCGCGGGGAGAAGCGTGCTTCGGAGATCGAGGTGCTCAACTCACCGAGCTGGCAGTGCCTAACTGCAGACACCGTTATCCCGCTTCTGGACGGCACTTCTCCTACCATCAAGGAGCTTGTGGGGCGATCGGAGCCGTTCTGGGTGTACTCCTGCACCCCTGAAGGAAAGGTGGTCCCCGGCCGCGGCTACAACGCGCGGATCACCCACCAGCGAGCTGAGATCTGGGAGGTGACCCTGGACAATGGCCAGGTGGTCCGCTGCACCGGCAACCACCCATTCTTGACTCGCGATGGTCAGTGGGTTTTGGCCGAGAATCTCACTCCCGGCCGCGCGCTGATGCCCCTCTACCGCCAGACCTCCGCCGCCAAGGAGGGAGATCGCATCAGTGGGTATGAGAAGGTATACGAGCCAGCTACCGGGAAGCACATTTTCACACACCAGATGGTCGCGCGTGACCAGATCGCCCCACTGTCGGAGATCTGGGGAAGCGGGCGGCTGATTCACCACCGGAACCATCGGAAGCTCGACAACCGACCGGGGAACCTCCAGGCGGTGACGCGCAAGGAGCACGCCCAAGAGCACTTGGAGAAGGCCGCCTTCATGCACACCGCCGAGGTGAAGGCGAAGCTGAGCAAGATTCGTCAGACGCTGGAGCACAGGACCAAGCTGAAGTGGGCTGGCGATCTCGACAGGGTGGAAGCGCACCGCGCCCGCACCGCGGAGTACATGAGTGATCCGCAGGTGCGCGCCGCCAAGGCGGCCATCCTATCCGACTGGAATCGTAGCGATGATCATAAGGATCGCATCCGTGGGGCAAACCATCCTCGCTGGCGCGAAGTGTCGGTGGCCGAGCTAGCCGTCGCCGCGCAGTCGGCAGGTGTGCGTCGGATGCGGGATCTGTTCAAGGTCGGATTCTGTCAGCGCACCGTGGAGAAGACGCTAAGGTCTGCCGGTCTCAAATGGGCAGACTTTGCGGCGGCATACATCCCCGGGTGGGTGGCGCGGGGGCGTGCCAAGAGCGTCGAGACCCCATCGTACATGAACCACAAGGTCGTCTCAGTCAGGAAGACTGAGGATACGGAGGTGGTTTACGACCTGACGGTGGATGAGCATCACTGCTTTGCCATCGGTCAGGGGGTGTTCGTCCACAACTCGATGGAGGACATCGAATATTACCTCAAGAAGCTCTTCACGGCGATCAAGATCCCGCCCGCGTACTTGGGCCGCGAGGAGGGCGTCGTCCGTTCGATCCTATCCAACGAGGATGTGCGTTTCGCCCGCACCATCATGAGGATCCAGCGGGCGGTGATCGACGGCTTGGAGCGCGTCTGCGACTTGCACCTGATGGCGCTGAGCATCGACCCCGATCAGGTGGAGTACGAGGTGCGGATGACGGTCCCCTCCGCCATTTTCGAGCTGGCGCAGATGGAGGTACGAAACGCCAGGGCAGATCTGATGGGGAAGCTGCGGGACAGCTTCCCGCTGGAGTACCTGTACAAGGACATCTTCCACCTGACGGACGCCGACATCGAGGTCATCTTCCAGCAGCGCGGAGAGGACAAGGTTCGTGATGCGTGCTGGGAGGCGACCGCGCAGCAGGAGGCGACCAAGTACGGCCCGCCCGGCATGGATCCCACAAGCGCTACGGGAGCGGACGGGGGCGGCGGTGGCGGCGACGCGGGGGGGGCAATGCCGGGGGGAGGCGAGGAAGACGAGGACGCGGATCCGCGCGCCTACCTCCTCAACTCGCGGGGGATGCCCATGCGGCGCCCGCAGCGCCTGAACGCTCCCGGCGCGCCCCTGGTATCGCGGTGGCGGGCCAAGCACCCGATCCCCCCTGCTCCATTCTCTGAGGAGGAGCTGTTTAGGGGCGGTCGCACCAGCTCCCGCGGGATCGGCAAGAAGTTGGAGGCGTTGCTCTCCAACGACCGGGACACGGCCCACCGTCTGCGGGAGCTGAGTGCGCTGCTCCACGAGCTGAAGGCACACCGACGTAGATAGGTTATTTTTTTGACGTGGGAGATGAAACATCCCACGCTTCAATAGATCGAATCCACCTGTGAGGAACACGATGAACCGCTTCATGCTGACCCCTTTGAACGAAGACCTGGCCGCCATCGGCATGGCCCCGGCGCGCCGCCGCCGGGTCGCGGAGGCGGCGCCTGGCAT